TGTATTACCATTTCTATCTAAATGGTCAACAAACGCATCTACTTGATAATCCGCAGGATTTGTTAATCCTTCGTTATCTGTCATATTGTTGATACCGTTTTGCCATCTTTCAAAAGCATTTCTTAATAAGAAATTTGAATCGTTGTAAACAGTAACGTTCCAATCTGCAAATGATCTATCACCTGCAATCTTAATTGATCTACCTCTGAATTTAACATCAACTTCACCCAATGTCATAGCGGGAATTGCTGAAGCTCTACATAAAAATGCAAGAGTTTCAATTTCTCCACCAACTTGAGCATATCCAGGGAAAGGCATAGTTACCTTAAACTGGTTAGCACGAGCGCCACCGCCGGATAGTTTAGATTTGAAGTCATTTATATTAGCCATTGTTTTGTTCTCCTATTCTAAATTAACCACCAGCCACTTCCGAGAAGGAAACGCCAGTTCGGGTTGCTATAAATGATAATGTGATAAAGTTGATACTTCTAGCAGGTTTAATATATATTTCTGCTACAAATTCATTTCTATCAATTACATCGCCTGTATTATTAGTTGCGTCACAAACTACTAAGAAGTCTGTTATACCACGTCTTCCTTGTACCTCTCGTAAGAATGGTTCAACGATGTTTCTAAAGTTTGCTCTAGTAAATTGATCGTTAAATTCAAACAATTGGAATTTAGAAGCAGTAGATATTGCTTTTTCTAAAACAATAAACAATCTTCTTACGTTGATTCTATCAAACGCAGATGGAGAACTCAATCCTGTTTTATCTCCAAACAAAACAGTTCCTTGTCCAGGAAAAGTTACTACTGGATTGATTCTGTTTCTGTATAGATCGTCTCTTTGAGTTTTATTAGGATTATATGCAAGTTTAACTGCACCTCTAATAACACCTCTATTAAGACCAGCAGGTGAATACCACGCATCAGCAACTAAATCTGTTCTTGCTGCTAATCCTGCGATATCTCCATTCAATGGTACATATCTATATACGTCATTATATCTATCGTATTGATACTTGTAACCACTATCAATTACAACATAAGACGATGATCTAATCGAACTTGCAGTATTGATAATGTTTGATGTTTGTGTTTCAGAATTTGTAATATTAACAACGTCTGATCTATAAGGTGATACAAATGCAACGGTATCAGCTCTGTTTTCAGCAATTGTTATAGTACTATCAATTGATACATTAGAAGAAGGTCCTCCAATTAATAATCCTATATCCACTGTTTGTGAATCTAAGAATTTTTGTAGACCTGTTACTCTTTGAGCATCAGTTGCATTAGAACCATCATTACCATTTGATAACAAAGTAGTTACTGGTGCAGTTACTGATGTAAATGTTGTTCCAGCAGCAGTATTACCCCAATTTGATCCAGCAGCAGTATGATCCATCCAATAAATGTAATTTGATTTATTAAATATTACTGTTGGATAATAGTTTGTATCTCCTTGTGGTGATTTAGCATCAGAAGCTTTTGATACACGAGAATAAGTTTCTAAAACTGTATTTGCTGTTCCAGAAATTGATCCTGTTGCATCATAAACTACTACATGTAATTCGTCATTTGATCCACTTAAATTAGAAACAAATGGAGAAGTTCCAGGAGCACCGTTTACGAAATCATAAAATGCCCATCTTCTTCTAACTGTACTTCCAGTTAAAACTGCTCTTTGTAAACCACCATTACCTGATGGATATCTTACAAATGTAATTGTATTTGTTGATACGTTAGTTACTTTATATTGAAACCCGTCATTAAAATCAGTTCCAGCAGCAGTTGTCGAAAATGCTATAATGTCTCCTACTTTAACATTTGCAGCACTAGTAAGAGTGATAGTTGTATCACCTACAGCAGGGGTTGCTGTTGCTACAGTTGTTACGTTTGTATTTTCATATGCAGTTGCAGAAGGACAAATTGAAACACCAATATTGTTACCCCATGCACCAGCAGTATTTGCTGCCCATTCTCCGACAGATCCCTGTCCAGCAGCATAATTGTTTGTATAATCTACATCATTTTTTATAACAATAGCTGATCCTGAAGCTACTGCGTTTAAAATACCAGTATTTTGTGTTCGTACTACTCTTAGTGAATTAGAATATTGTAAAAAGTTTGCTGCGCTAAAAAAATACTCAAAATTATTTGAGTCTGGTTTTCCAAAAGTTTCAACTAACTCTTGTTCGCTAGATACTGTTACAACTTCATCTAAAGGTCCTTTTCTAAAATCACCCACGATTGCACCCACTGAAGTAGATACTGCTGGTATAATTCTAGTTAAGTCTTTTTCTTGTACGAGAACACCTGGTGATACTTGAAATGCCATTCGGTTTATCTCCTATTAAAAATTAACTCTATATACATATATTTCAACACTCGTATTATTCATACGCCCATAGTCAAAACTTCAACTATACCTATTTATAAAATGATAAATTTTGACGTTTTTTTAATAGTTTTCGCCCCCCTCACCTCTATGTACTACAGGATTCCAAACCTCTCCATATTCATCTTTAAACGGTTGATCTTCTTCTTTTGTAATACCATCATCTATAAAACCAAAAGGTGCCATATCTTGTTCTATTATTTTAGATTGATCTTCGTATAATTTTGAACGTACATCTGAATTACTTAATTCTTTAAAATATGGTTGATTTGATAACCATCCAAATAAAATAAGACAAGTCATTAAATCATCATTACAACCTTCTTCTGCTTTCCATGAATTATGTCTTCTTGCAAACGTTGACATTTCTTCAATAATATTAAAATCATTTATCATTAGTTTATCAGTTTCTATAATTGTCTTTAAATTTGAACAGCCTATTTTTTTAATTTGTTTAGTCATACGAATTCCTAATTGACTACCACGACCACTAAATCCAGTTCCTAATACTTGACCAGCACGACCTCTTTGTGTAGTCATTAATAAATTATCATATTCTAAATCAAATTGTAATGCATCAGATATTTGTCCTCCTAAATCATTTACTTCTACAAGTGTATGAGCACGATTATATCCTTTAATAGTTTGTTCTATAATATTTGGAAATACCAAAGGTTTAACTTCATTATTTCTATACTTTGCAACCACTCTATATGGCATTTTGGTTACATCAAATATAATAAATGCAGAATAATCTTTTGTAATTCCTCTTGCAACGTCAACTGTACAAACATAAATTTTTTCTTTATCAGGTCTTTCAAATATATCTAATCCGCCTTGTGATTGTATAGGTTTTAAATAAGGTATAACTTTTATTTTACTTGAAGAAATTAAAGTGTCTATAGATCCTAAAAATTCACACTCAAACTCTTGTTGAAACTGTTCTGGACTTGTATTTCGTATTGTATCTTCTTTCCATTTTTCATCACGACCTGGTACTTCTGACCAGTGAACTTCTATAGGTACATAATCATTTTGTTTATTAATTGCATCAGTCCATAGTTTATAATACATATTCATACCATGAGGTGTAGATACAATAATCATTTTTGTATTTTTACCTGATGAAATTGTAGGAAACACTGAACTAAAAAATTGTTCTGCAATTGTAGCAGGTACGAAAGCAAACTCGTCTAAGAATATAATGTTATAAGAACCTCCTCGAATTGCAGAAGAAGATGTTGCCGCTGCTACTATTTTACTACCATTTTCTAATTCAATACTACCTTTATTCCAATTTAATACGCCTTGTTGTAAAAACTTTGGTATATTTTCATATGCAAGTTGTAAACGACCTAATATATCTCTTGCAGTAGATGATTTGTTTGCAAGTATTGCAACATTACTATTTGAATTAAAAATAACATAATGTAAAAGATAAGATACAATAGTTGTTGATTTGCCTGATTGTCTTGGTAATTTACAAATTGTAAAACGATTATTATGCATCGTTCCTATCATTTCTTTTTGAAAGTTATACATTTTAAAAGGTACAAGTCCTTCATCAAGAGAAACAATTTTTACATAATTTTGAATAAAATGTAAAGGATCATTTGAACATTTATCAAATTCTTGTATTTGTTCTTGTGTAAATTCTACAGCAACGTTTGCTTTTTTAAGATTAGGATTGCCAAGATATACTTCGTTCATTTATCATTTGCTTTCATTATCTTCATTTTTGTTTTTTAACATTTTTTGCAATTCAGCCGTAGAACCTACAAACAGTGCATTTTTAATTTGAGGTGATGCTGATTTGGTTGCTGCTTTTAAATCTTTTAATTTTTTTTGTAAATCTTGAAGTTTATCTACAGTTTGTGCAACATTTGCAATTAATGCACCTGCAACTTCATATGCTCTTGGGTGTTGACCTTCTTTTGCAATTTCTAATATACCTTCAATTGCTTCTTGACCTTTTTCAATTAAATTATAGTAGTTGTCTCTACTATATTTGTAATCATTATCAATATCTGATTTACTTGTATCTTGTATTCTAGGTACAGATGGATTAGAAATTTTAATTACAGATTCTAATGTAGGTTTTTCATCTTTAGGTGTAATACCTAAAATATCATTTACTTTATCTTCTAATTTTGTCATAATTAAACATCAGTATCAGTTGCCGGATTATATTTTTTACCATCTTGGTAATTTGTTATTGTTGTTGTAAATCCAAAATCACTATCAGGACTTGCATTAAGTGGATTAGGTACTACTATAATTCTATCATCTCTTGCATGATCAGGAACAATATTTTCTTTAGCAGATAAATCTGTTTGTACTTTTGTAATTACATTTTGTGACGACATAGGGCCATACAAGTAAGTTTTTGCAGTAAAGTTTAAATTATATATAACAGCTCTACGAGTTGAAAAATCACCACTATAATTATCTTCGTAATTTATTGTATTTAATACAACCGGAACATCTCTAACAATATTCATATCTGGCAGTATGTTTAATGATATTGTATAGTCAGGTTGAAAGAAAGGTAATATTTGTTCTATAATTTGTAAACCATTTTCTGCAGTAGCAGTAAATGTATGAAGATTGTAACTTATATTATAAGGTACAGGAACATAATTAACATTGTAAGTTTTACCGTTTGAACCAGGTTGTACTTGTTTATATTTTATAACTCTTGTTAATTTTCTTACAGGATCATAAGTAATTCCAGAAATTTCAAATCCCATTCTCGGTAATGTAATTGCAAATTGTCTTTGATTTAAATCTGGTTTTTGTTCTAATCTCACAAGAAATTTTTCTTTAGGTGCATATGAAAGAGGAACTAATATTCTTTTAGTTAATGAACCAGTTGCACTATGAGATTCAATAACGATGTTATTAAATAATGTTCCAAAGGCAACAGTCATTTTTCTTAAAGATTCATTATAAAAATAATTTCCAAACATTTTTATATTTCTCCTGGTTGACCAAAAGGATTTGTTTCAGAAAAATCTAATAATTGATTTGCAGAATGAGGATCAAATCCTGCTGCCGTATCTAAATCTAAATTTTCTGCATAAGGTGTTTGTACTTCAATATTAGTTGCAACTGCATCTTCTCCAATTAAAAAAATTGGATCTCCAAAAATTGGAGATTCTTCTAATATAACAGAACCATCACCTTCCATCCAATCTCCACCTTCTAGTAACATATTATATTTAATATTATTAAGTGAAAATGTGTTTTCATTTTGATCAATTACAGGAACACCTGTTTCAAGAGGTTCTGAATTGTATTGCCATCTTTGTACTCTAAGTTTATATACTGGCAAATTACCCAATTGAAAAAACGGTTCTTGGTCTTCTACAAATAATATTTCAAAAAAACTATTCATTAAAGGCAAAAATATAATATCTCCTTCATTAGGTCTTCCTAAAACTATTTGATTTCTAGGTATAATCATTTGTTGCCATGTTCTTTTTGCAACAACAAATGTTGTATCTTCTCTAATTTCTAATCCAAATTTACTTACTAATTCTTTTTGACCTGCAAATCCTTCAGTAGTTTCAAAATACATTTCAATATTATAAGCCTGATCAAATTTACTTGAACTATCTTCGCCTAGAATTAAATCGTGATTGACGAGTGTACGAGGCATATAATATACATCTAATCCGTATATCTTAATACCCTCAATAATTAAATTTTCATGTAACGTTTTTTCTGATTGGCTTCCAATACCTTGGCCTCCTTGGAAATAATGATTGACAGGCATAGTTTTAACCTACTAAAAATGCTGGTGGATTTTCGTATGTTTCTCTTAATTCTTTTTCTAATTTTTCTATGTCAGAAAGGGAATCGTTAAATATTTTTTCTCCATTCAACTTAACACCTCCTAACATGACAACACCATCAAATTTTATTAAATTTGCACCCCATTGTTGTTTAAATTTTGCTATTGTGTATCTTTTTAACCATATATCATTAAAAACATCAGGAAATGTACTTGGATCTAATTTACGATAACAATCAATAACAAAAAATTCATTTACTTGTATATCATTAACCCAATCCATATCAACATACAATCTATTATCATGTTGTTGAAATCTAATTGGTTTCATACCTACTAATATTTGATCTAAAAAATCTAAATGTCTTAATACCATATCATAACTAATAATAGATGTTGAGGCAAAATCATAAAGATCGTTTAATCGTAATTGATATCTTACGTCAAAAAAATTCATTGTCTGTTTATTTGAAAAAGGAAATATATTTACAACTGATATAACAGTAGGAGGTACAACTAAAAAATTTTGTGCTTCATACCAAGTTGAACTAAACCCATCAGCACTAGTTGCAGTTTCTGATGATGCAGTTGAACTGGTTAATCTAATTCTATCTGCATCTGTTAATTGATATTTTAAATACGTTCTACGAATACCGTCAACGTGATACTGTGCATATAATTGTAATGCTTCATCAATTCTATCTTCTAATTGATCATCATCAACGTTAATTTCTATAACAGGTTTTCCTAATGCTCTTAAAGCATATTGTTTTAAATCTTCTCTTGTTGCTGGAAGTGCCATAATCTCTACTATTTATAATATTATAATAGAGATTATATATCTTTAAAACTTATATGATGCAGATAGTACTATTTGTTGACCATCTTTAACATATGCATTTGTATAAGGGTTTCTTTGCGTTTGATCATACAAATATGCTCCTACTTCAGCACCACGTCTTTGATCAGGTCTTTTATTTGCATCAGCGGGATTTGTATAAAACTCACGCACTAAAGCATAATAATTTCCAGTATAACCTAAATCATCATGTTCTGTTCTATGAAAACTTGTAAACCATTCTTTGTTAATCATATAAAATACTTCATAGTCATATCTGTTTTGTTTAACAGAATAGTAACCTGTATTATGATTGTTCCACATTTCTGCACCCCAAAATACTGGTATACCATATTGAAATAAAGGTCCACCAATAGAATAACCTTCTTGATTTTTCTTTTTACCAGAGTAATCTGTTACATTATCTTTTGCCTGACTATTTGGTGTTGCAATTTGCATATATGATAAATCAAAGTATTTTACATTTGCAGTAACACTTCGATATTGAGTATGTGTATCTTTATCGTAACCTATCATTGCACCTATAGGAAAATCTTTTTTTAAACGATATTCATTATAATCAAATTTATCGTCCCATTGAAATCCACCAACTGCCAAAACTACTTTTTCATTTTGATCAATTCGAGAATTATGTGTAGTTATAATTAAAGGTATACCTACCTTTGCTGTTTTTGCAAAACCTATTCTTTGCATATCAGTTTCACCTAACGCAAGTCTATAGTAATCACCACCGAAACCTAATTGTTTTGCAGTAAACGTATTATCTTGTGTGTGATCTAATTCGTGATATGTATCATAAACTGTAGATGCACCAATCCAATTAAAATATGAATTGCCATTTTCTACGTTATGACTTGCACCAACTTGAACTTGACCTGTTGTATGTAATCCACTATTATAAGTTTTATCATCGTAAATGGATTGTATTTGACCTTTGATATATAAATCTTTTGAAATTTCTGGTCCTTGTTTACTTTCAAGCGCTTGCACTCTTTTTTGTAAATCGGAAACAGTTGCGTTATCGTCCGCAAACGACAATGACGACCATAATAACGCCATTGCAAATATTAAATACTTCATTTTCACTCCTTAATTGTATATTAGTTATTTATATCAGGAAACAAATGGTGTTTATTAAAAACCTCTACATCTTGTTCATTTAATCCCAAAGACAACATAACTCTTGGTGTATGAGGATTTTTTCGTTGATGTTCACAGTAATAATTTTGTGCTTTTATAACATCTTCTTTATTTGCTTCATCTTTATGATTAACTATTTTATCTAAGTAATTGTTTAAATTACTTTCTGCCATAGTAGTAATTTGTTTTAATTCTTTTTCTTCTTGTATATTACCAGCGGCAATCATTCCTTTACTGAAGATTGCCTTAGCCCAATCTGGTAATTCTCTCTCTTTACTAGGTTTAAACCATTTGGTTTCGTGAATAAACCAATTTGTTAAATCGTGATTTTTATTTAATAGTGGAGAAAAATCGTGAAAAGCGCCTGTAACTTTATTTTTACCTGCAATAATATCAAATCCATAAATTGGTCCACTATTTGTTAAACCCGGAAATAAACAAACATGCATCATATAAAGACCTTTTGTATTTCTTGCATCTACAACATCTATATGAGCTCGTCTTACATAATCATTTTTCCATGTACGATTGACCCAACCTTCTTTATTAAATCGTGTCATACCTTCTTCAAAGTATTCTACACAATTTTTATTTAATATATTAATTATATTATCTTTACACTGTATAAGATTTTCCCAAATCATTCATTTCCTTAAATAATTCTGTTGCATAATCAAAACATAATTTGGCTTCTGCAACTACATTTATTTGATAAGTTTTATAATATTCATTTATAGATTCTCTAATTGATCTTTTTAAATGTTCAGGTTCTACAAAAATAAGATAAGAATTTTGTCCTGGGGTTTTTCTTCTTATCATTTGTCCACCATATAAATCACCCATGTGTCTAACATAAACATGAGAAAATAGTTTTTCTGGATCGTTTTTTATATCGTCTAAATGGTAAAGATAACGTAATGTACTATCAGTAATGTATGGTAATTCGTTTTTTTTCCATAAAGTTTTATAATCAGATTCTAATTTAGATGTTCGTTCTATATTTGGAAGTTGATTAAAAAGACCATTCTCAATACAATATTTTTCTAATCTAGCGTAACATTGATAAAGATTAAAAAGATAAATTGAATATAATTCTGGATTTATTGATCCAGACATTAAAACTTTTACAAATTCTTGATTTTCTGCGTTACGATGTTGTTCAAGCGTTTCTGTTTTGATATCCATAATATAAAATTTTCATAAAAATTATTAGTCAGTAGGCCCGCTGTGCATCATATATCTATGGCCTGTAGTTGTTGCAGAATATGGATATTTACTATAGTTAAATGTTTGTTGATTAGTACCATCATAACCGACCCATAATATTTTACCATTTTCATCTCTAAATGCCATTAACGGACTTGAACCAAATCCAAATGCGTGTGCATCAACAATAGAAGTTCCTGAAGGAACAAATAGTTTACGTTTTCTTTCGTAATTCATTTCATTATCAAATAAATCTTGATCAGGTGAGTTAGGACCTTGGTTACTCCAGTTAGTGTTATTACCTGCTGTTGAAGCACCTGGATCAAATCCTTGTGATTGATATCCATAGATATTTCTTCCACCTGCCCACATTACACCTTCATCATCAAATATAATAGGATCAGCATATTGATATGATGCATCGTTTCTGGAAATACTATGACCTGCAACAAATTTACAACCTTTAGGCCCTTCAATAAATGTAAATACATTTGATTCACCTCCAGTTGTAAACCAAGAGTTTTGTTTAACTCCTGAACCTCTAGAACCTGCAGCATAGTTACCATTAAATGACCATACCATGTCTGTATTTTTTTGTCTAATAACAGCCCATTGTGCATCTGAACCGCCTACCCAAAATTCATCAATATCACCATTCATAAAGAAATCTAATCTTCTAAATGCACCCCATTGAATAGTATCTGTAGCACCTTCAGCACCTACTCCAGGAACTGATCCGCTAGTAGCATATCCTGCTGCCCACATCCAACCTTCATTATCTAAAATCCATGCAGTTGTATTAGATTCGTTGTTAGATGTAAGCATGAATTTTTTAATTCCTCCATACAATCTAAAATCTACTGTTATAGGATGTGGATAATATTGAATATAAGTACCTGATCCATGTCCTTGACCTAATTCACCGTATTGGTTTTTACCCCAAGACCACATAATACCTTCTTCATCTAAGGCATAAAATCTTGATTGTCCACAACCTGTACTCCACATATCTACAATTGCTTTACCATCAAAATAATCTTGTGGTAATCTTCTTGGTCTTAATACGTTTGTAGAATAAAAACCTGATTGGTCAACAACGTTGTTTATAGAAGGATTACCTAATCCTAATTGACCTTGGTTGTTATATCCCCATACCCAAACTGATCCGTCAACACCTAATGCAAAACAATTTGTGTTTGTACCAGATTGTTGCATAGATGATACACCAACTTTTACAATTTGAGTTTGATTAAATGTATTTGCAATATTGTTACCAACCCAATCTGTAGTATCTGTAGCAGTAACTCTAGTAGTCCATGTTCTTTGAGTTGTATCATTTACACCCATAGCACCTTGTGCGTTATCACCGCATGAATATACTTCACCATTATTCATAAGATATAATGCAACTTGATAACCTGCAGCAATTTGAATTACTTTTGGTGCTTTACCATCTGGAGTATTTAATTTTCCTGTTTGATCTGCTGTATTCCATGCAGATGTATCTGTTGATGAAATCCAATCAACAAATGTAAACGCTGTTTGTTGATGTTTACCTAATCCTGTTTGTGTTGCTAATCCAGAACCTAATCCATTTCTTCCTAAAACGTCATATCCACCAAAATTTTGTACTGTTCCATCTGAACAAATAGCTTGAGATTTATATTGAGCATCACCTTTAGCATAACAATTTTCACCCATGTTATATTTCCAACCTAAAGGAGCAGCATTATTAAATATAATTGCTTCATGTCTATATTTTCCTCTACGTGGTGATTGATAAACTTGTGTCCAATATAAAGTTTCAGTTACAAATGTATTTTTATTTCTTGTAGTTTGAACACAAAGATATACTGCACCATGATATCTAACCATTTCACCTGGAAAATATTGTTGTGCCCAGTTCCATAATTTAACTCTATCTGTTGAACGAATGAATAACACCCAATATCTTTGATTATCAGGTCTATGACTTCTTCTAATTAATGTAGGAGTTTCTATAGAATAGTTGTTTGTATTAACTATACCAGTAGTTTTAATAATAAATTCTACAGGAATATCTCTAATACATTTATAAGATTTACCCTTCCAAACAACAACATCGTTTTTAAAATATTGTGTTCTTGTTCTCCATTGACCTTTCCATTGAAGTTTTATAGGGGTAATTGGAATTGCAACCATTTTTTAAAATCCTAAACTTGTTAAATGTTCTTGTTTTTTATTTTCAATTTCTGTTAAATCTGCAATTACATTTTTATCACCTGCTGCCATTAAACTTAAAATATGTAATATAGATTTATATTTTTGATATATTGTTTGTTCAATATTTGTAAATTCTGTTTTAATATTAAAACTATTTTCTTTTAAAAATTCTAATGTTTTAGCATCATCTTCATTAGAGTTATCTAAAATTCTAACATCTAAATCACCTTGTCCTTCAGTAATTTCTGTTGTTTCTGGATTAAAAGAAATATAAACATGAGTTTCTGTATTTCCTATAAAAATTAATTTTTGTTCAGAATTTGGATCAATTTGTTTTGGAGATATATAACTATCACCCAATGCTATGTTTTTTAATTGAAATATTTTATTTGCCATAATTTTGTTCTCCTTATATTTATCTTCCTATTCCACCATTAGTCATAATTCCACCATTA